GATATCTTGCTACGCTTTGACGATACCGACTACATGGTAATCATCTCGGGTAGAGGCAACTACCGCAAAGAGATCGCAGTGACAGCGCCATACAAGGGCAACAGGAAGGCTGAGAAGCCTGTGCATTACCAAGCCATTAGAGATAGGCTTAAGAGCTACTGGCAAGCGATAGAGACTGTTGGTATAGAGGCAGATGACTTGATCGCTACAATGGCTACAACGCTGCCACAGAGCGTTATAGTGAGTATCGACAAAGACTTTGACCAAGTACCTGGTAAGCACTACAACTTTGTTAAACATATCCACTACACAATCAATGAAGAAGAAGGTCTGCTAAACTTCTACATGCAAATACTTGTAGGAGACAGAGTAGACAACATCATCGGTGCAATGGGTATAGGCCCTGTGAAGGCTCGTAAGCTCTTAGAGGATAAGACAGAGTTGGAAATGTATAACGCTTGTGTTGAGGTCTTAGGCGCTGAGAGAGTGCTAGAGAATGGACAGCTGCTGTGGCTACAGCGTTACGAAGGTCAGATGTGGGAGGCTCCTAACTTTAAACGCTATAAGAGTAACGATGATGAGGGCTGAGAAGACACACGCTGGCGATAAGTGGACTAAGTCACGCTACTTCCAATTCATCCGCTCTGCACTGCGATCAGCGTTCAACAGATACCCAGTGAAGTTTGCAGCTAAGAAGGCAGCAGAGAAGACTGTAGAAGGACATAGACATAGATACGAATACCTCTGTGCAGAGTGCGACAAATACTACAGAGGTAACGAAGTTCAAGTGGATCACATTAAACCGGCAGGGACTCTGAAGGACTACAAAGACCTCCCTGCTTTTGTTCAGAATCTCTTCTGTGAAGCAGACGGCTTACAAGTGTTGTGTAAAGATTGTCACAAGACTAAGACAGCTAGCGAGCGTAAACAGAGGAAACCTACAGCAGCTAATTAACTTAACTTAACTATTCGCAGGGGTTGCGCGGTCTAAAGTCTTTTGCTGTAGGTCTTTTTATTTAATCAGTACGTGGAGAAACAACAATGAGTAAGCTAGAGTTTTATGTAGAGTTGGTTACGGCGTGGAGTAGACAGCGCGGTATCCTAGAGAACGGTAAAGTAACGACACAGACTCTGAAGCTAGTAAGTGAGATAGGTGAGCTGGCAGACAACGTAGCTAAGGGTAATGATGTCACAGATGACATAGGTGATTGCCTGGTAGTACTGAACAACATAGCTATTATGTCTGGAACCTCTCTAGAGACTTGCCTGAAACACGCTTACAACGACATCAAAGATAGGAAGGGTTACTTAAACGCTGAAGGTGTGTTCATTAAGGAAGAAAGACAATGATCAGCTACAGAGATATGACGTTCTGTCCCTTCTGGAAGGATTGTAAGAGTGCTCACATGTGTCATCGACCTCTAACGCATGAAGTGAATCTGAAGGCTAAAGAGTTTGGACTACCTGTGTCAGTGTTTGCGTCTAAGCCTGAGTGCTGGAGTCTTAAAGTACCTAATGACTCACAAGAGGCTACAACGTGCCACTAAAGGATCACTACAGGGAACACTACGGTATAGATCGTGGTGGCCTTAAAGGTAAGAAGGCTGACTACACTCGCTGCTGTCATGCAACAAAGATGGTTCAGGATGTTGTGCAGTGCAGAGGTAAGAACGGTAACGGCCCTGACGGTGCTTATTGCAAGACACACGCTAGAGAGATTGAGATACTTGAGAACATCAAACACAAAGACAGGTTGTACTTGCCTGTGAACACTGGAGGTTTTTAATGAAACACTTAGTAGTGCCAGACACGCAGGTGAAGCCAGGACAAGACTTACGCAGGTTCCATTGGCTCGGTAAGTACGCTGTAGAGAAGAAGCCTGATGTCATCATCTTCATAGGTGATCACTGGGACATGCCTTCACTGTCTAGTTATGATGTAGGTAAGAAGAGCTTTGAAGGTCGGAGGTATGTGCATGACATCGACATAGGCAATCACGCTATGGAGATATTCATGGAGCATGTTAACGGTGAGATCAATAGGTTAAGAAATAACAAGCAGAAGCTCTGGAGACCTCGGTTGGTGTTTACATTAGGTAATCATGAGCAGAGGATAGAGAGGGCGATAGAGTCAGACGCAAAGCTGGAGGGATTGATTAGCTTTGATGACTTCTGCCTAGAAGACTATGACTTTGAAGTGATACCTTTCCTACAGCCAATCGTTATAGATGGTATAGCCTACTGCCACTACTTCACCAGCGGTGTCATGGGTAGACCAGTTGGTAATGCAAAGCTGTTGATGACTAAGAAGATGATGTCGTGTGTACAAGGTCATGTACAGGATAGAGACATTGCTTACGGTAGACGCGGTGACGGTGTTAGAGTCACAACAATGTTTGCAGGGATATTCTATGAACATGATGAAGACTATTTAACTCCACAGACTAACGGCTCATGGGCTGGTGTGTGGATGCTGAATGAGGTCAGTGATGGTAGTTTTGACGAGTTGCCTGTGTCGATAAACTTCCTAAGAAGAAAGTACGGAGACTTAAATGTCACTGACGTTCAATGATATAAAGCACAAGCTACGCCTCCTGGATGAGATTACATTGATGGAGGTGCTAGAGATAAGCAGCGAAGACATTGTAGACAAGTTTGAAGACAGGATAGAGATGAGGTTAGACTATTTAACTGATGAGCTTGAGGAGGTGTGATGTGGCTAGAGATTCAGTATTGATTAAGAGATGTAGAGATAGTCAACTATGGTATAGCGATTACATCGGCTGTGTGTTTGAAGTGTTAGAGTATGACGCACTGACGAAGATGTATTGGGTAGCAACTTTCACAGGACGAAACATAATATACGAAGAAGATTGTGACGATTGGGAGCTGGCAGTAATGGCAGAGGCTCAGTCAGAGTACACCGACCCAGTAGAGCGACCCAGTCACTACGTTAACGGTGAGATAGAATGTATTGACGCAATCCAAGCAGCAACAACGCAAGAGGAGTTTGAAGGTTTTCTGAGAGGTAACGTGCTGAAGTATCTCTGGCGTTGCAACCTTAAGTCTAACAAGACTGAAGACCTCAACAAAGCTCGCTGGTATCTAAACAGATTGATAGAGGAAACAGATCAATGATGGACAGTTATTCAACGTATATACACCGCAGTAGATATGCTCGTTACATACCAGAGCTTGAGCGTAGAGAGACTTGGGAAGAGACAGTAGATAGATACATCAGCTTCTTTGGTAGCAAAGCTCCACAGATACCTGGTGAAGTCTTTGAGGAGTGTCGTCAAGCTATCCTCAACTTAGAAGTAATGCCTTCTATGAGAGCGCTTATGACGGCTGGTAAAGCTCTTGAGAAGGATAACATTGCAGGCTTTAACTGTAGCTACCTTGCTGTAGATCACCCTAGAGCATTCGATGAGATGATGTATATTCTCATGTGTGGTACAGGTGTAGGCTTCTCTGTAGAGAGACAATACATAGCACATTTACCAGAGGTGTCGGAGGAGTTCCATGCTACAGATACTGTCATTGGGGTTGCAGATAGCAAAGTTGGATGGGCCTCATCGTTCAGAGAACTTATATCGTTGCTCTATGCAGGTAAAGTACCAAAATGGGACTTGTCAGCAATACGACCATCAGGAGCACCCCTTAAGACTTTCGGAGGTAGAGCTTCTGGCCCAGCACCTCTTGAAGACCTTTTCCGCTTCTGCGTTGAAGTATTCAGAGGAGCGAAGGGACGTAGGCTCAATTCACTAGAGTGTCACGACATCTGCTGCAAGATTGCTGACATCGTTGTTGTAGGCGGTGTACGTAGGTCAGCACTGATTAGCCTGTCTAACCTCTCTGATGATCGTATCAGGCGTTGTAAGCAAGGTGAGTGGTGGATGACTGCGCCGCACAGAGCGTTATCAAACAACAGCGCAAGCTACACAGAGAAGCCAGACTTTGAAGCCTTCTTAAACGAGTGGCAGGAGATGTACAAGTCTAAGGCTGGAGAGCGTGGTCTGTTCTCACGAGTGGCTAGTCAGAAGCAGGCTGCTAAGAATGGACGTAGAGACGCTACTAAAGAGTTTGGTACGAACCCTTGCTCTGAGATTATCTTGCGTCCTGCACAGCTGTGTAACCTGTCAGAGGTTGTGGTACGTCCTGATGACACCCCAGAGTCTTTGATGCGGAAGGTACGCATTGCAACAATCTTAGGTACGTTACAGGCTACGTTAACCAACTTCCGTTATGTGCGTAGCATCTGGCGTAAGAACACTGAAGAGGAACGATTGCTGGGTGTATCTCTGACAGGTATTATGGATAACGTCCTGCTCAGTGGTAGAGGTAACAAAGAAGACTTGAAGAGTTTGCTTGAGCGTATGAAGCTCTGCTCTGTAGAGGTTAACAAGGAATATGCTGAGATGCTTGGTATCAATCAATCTACAGCAATCACTTGCATCAAACCGTCCGGTACAGTCAGCCAGTTGGTTGACAGCGCCAGCGGTATTCACCCACGATACAGCAGCTATTACATACGCAGGGTACGAGCAGACTCTACAGACCCTCTGTGTGACATCCTGAAGGACGCTGGAGTGCCGTGGGAGGCTGATGTGATGTCTAAGAATGCTCTGGTATTCTCCTTCCCTAAGAAGGCTCCAGAGGACGCTGTAGTGGCTTCTGAGATGTCTGCTAAAGAGCAGCTAGAGTTGTGGGAGATATACCAGGATCATTGGTGTGAGCATAAGCCTTCAATGACATGCTACTACAGGGATACAGAGTTTCTAGAGATTGGGCAGTGGGTGTATAACAAGTTTGATAAGATCAGCGGTATCAGCTTTCTACCGTATAGCGATCACGTATACAAGCAAGCACCGTATGAGCCTATAACGAAGGAAGAGTATGAAGCAACTGCTAAGAACTTTCCTACGCAGTTTAACTGGGACTTGAAAGAGCAGCGAGACAACACTGAGGGTGTGCAGACGCTGGCGTGTGTTGCAGGAGCTTGTGAAATCTAACGAGGGTATAAACATGAGTGGAGGACATTTCGATTACAAGCATTATCATATTGGAGAGATTGCTGACGCTATAGAGCTGCTGATTGAGGACAACCTCTTTAAAGATGAATACGGTTACTGTAGGGACTACTCTGAAAAGACACTAGATACGTTCGTAGAGGCTGTTAAAGCTCTACGCATTGCTGAGGTGTATGCACACAGGGTGGACTGGTTAGTCTCTTGTGACGATAATGAAGAGGA